AAGTCATTCAGTCTTAACTGATAACGAAAATCAAACATATTCAGTGCTTGTTTATCTGTAAGAGGGAATACTTTAACAATAGACATAACTGAACTTGGAACAGGAATATAGTTCTTCTGCTCATACCAAGTCGCAGTTGTGGAACCATCCACATCTGTTACTGATGTTCCAGCGTCATTACTTCTTGCACGAGTAATATCTGCCGCAGTTAATTGATACTTTAGATACACTCTTTCGATACCATCATAGTGATACTGTGAAAAGTATTGTAGAGCCTCATCAATTCTATCTTCAACCTGATCGGGATCAACATTAATCTCAATCACAGGCTTCCCTAGACTTCTAAGACACCATTCTTTAAATTCTGTTCTTGTACTTGGTACTGCCATATCTTACCCCAATGCTATCGCTACTGCAATCGCAAAACCTTCAGTTGTACCACCAGCGCCTGCGTTGGCGACTTCAACAACTGTACCATCAGATTTCTTTGTATAAATCTTCTGGTCTGCTGAGTTAACTGCAATCTCTCCAACTTCCAAATCACCAGAAGCTGGAGCAGAAGATGCAGTTTCAGAGCGTTTTGGTTTGATTGCAATTGTAGCCATAATCTTCTCTTGTTTTTAAATTAATTAAAATGTTCCACCGTCAATACTTGTTGCCCAAGAAATTGTATCGGAAGAAGATGTATAAAGAAGAAGTCCATCAGCAGACCCACCACCGTCTAAAGCACTAATAGTGTCGGCAGAGTTTGCAACCAAGACAGAACCCTTTGCAGCAGTTGTCAATCCAGTACCACCATATGCAACTCCGACTTCTGTACCATTCCAAGTACCTGTAGCAATTGTACCCAAAGTTGTGATAGAAGTTTGTCCAACATATGATGCAGAGATATCTACAGCGTTTGCAGTTACAGAAATTCTGTTACTTGTTCCTACAACATCAATTGTGTTACCAGTTTTTGTTAAACCGTTACCAGCTGAAATCTGTCCAGCACCAGAGAACTGGTCGAATGTGATGTTTGTAGTACCAAAGGTTGGTGTTCCGTTATGAGTTGCAACGTAACCATTGTCAGCGTTTGCAGTACCTTCTTCAACGAATGTGAACACACCACCAGTAAGTTCAGCAGCATCGTTTGCATCTGGTGTTCTTGTAAGAACAAATGCAGCAGAACCAGAACCTACAGTTGTTACCTTATAGATACCGTTTTCAGTCTGTGTGGTTTGATCTTTAACAAGAACTCTATCGTTCAGTACCAGTGATACGCCATCAACAGAGATTGCACCGTTTGAACCAGCAGTCAATGTGCCTGCACTGTTGTTATATGTTGCAGACAAGTCAGCAGTTGTAGCAACACGAACTGATTCTTTAACATCTAGTCCGTTTGCAACATTGTCAACATATGTTTTGTTAACAAGTGAGTCTGCACCAAAACCAGTTCTTCCTTCATAGCCAGAAGGAACTGTAACTGTACCTTCACCGTCTGGTGCAAGTGCCAAATCACCATCTGTATCTGTTGTCGAAACTGTGTTACCATCAACTGTAATGTTATCAACATCCAAAGAAGTGATACCATTCAAGTCTGTCTGAGTTCCACCAAGTGATACTGTGTCAGAACCGATTGTTACAGAACTGTTTACAAGTTTTGCATTTGTGATTGAACCAGCCAACTGTGCGTTAGTGATTGTTCCAGTAAGAGATGTTGTTGGAAGATTTGTTGCATCTGCCAAATCAAATGCTGGAGTTGCGTCTGAAGCACCAAGTGCAACAGATACACCACCAAACGAGACTGATGTATTTGTCAGTGCAGAGTTTGGAATATTTGTAAGTGTATTGTTTGCAGCATCAATTGACTTGTTTGTAAGAGTGTCAGTTGAAGATGCAGTGATATACGAAGCACCGTTTGTGAGTTGGTTATTGTTTGTAGGAATGTCACTTACCAATGCAACCGTTCCAGTTGAGGTTGGAAGTGTCAATGTTCCTGTGTTACTGATTGTTGAAATTACTGGAGCAGTCAGTGTCTTGTTGGTAAGTGTCTGAGAACCAGTAAGAGTTGCAACAGTTGAGTCAATGTCAACCGTAATTTCGTTATTTGTTACTGTGGTATCAATACCAGTACCACCAGTGAATGTGATTGTTTCACCAGTAGATACCGAATCATTTGAACCACTATCAGCAGCAATCGAAAGTGTTTGTGTAACTGTTCCAAACGAAAGTTCACCAGAACCATTCGTTGTAAGGAACTGTCCAGCAGAACCGTCTGCATTTGGTAGTGTAAAGGTTACACTTGCACCCAAAGAGTTTGGAGCTTTCAATGCAACATGGTCTGTACCGTTTGCAGTTCCCTCTTTAAACTTCATCGAACCACCAGTTGTGGAATTATTTCCTACGATGAAATCATCAATCGCCTTGTTACTATCCACAAGGATAGCAGAACCAGCAGTCAATGTGCCAGCGGTATGGTCAATTAAATCATTATATGCTTTACCACCAATTAGTTTTACTGTAGAACCATCACCGATATAGAATTTCTCGTTGCCGTGGGTATAGGCGAGTTCACCGTCTGCAAGGGATGATGGCGCAGTAGATCCAGTAGATCTTTTAATTTGTAATGTTAATGCCATTTTTTATCTTCCTATTGTTAAAAACTTCCACCACTCAGAACGAGATTTCCAGTGGTTGTATCAAGTTCGTTCCTTGCAGTCCATTTCTGTGTTGACGCTCTCCATTGTAAGAGAGAACCGTCTTGCAGAGGGAATGATGTGATATCCACATCTGCTGCTTGAGACAAATTGTTCTGAGATGAACCTGCTGCACCAGTATCCCCTTTGGGGCCTGGCACTGTTACACGAGTTACTTGTGGTTGATTTCCTTGTGATACAGAACCAACTACACTTCTTGTTGTGTTTACTGTTGCTGTAATTGCCATAGTTCTACCTTGATACGCTTGGGTTGACAGTTGCAATACCTTCAACCACTCTTGTTTTGTTACCAGAAGAATCTGTTATGACCATGTCATAAACATACCTTCCAGCTTCAAGAGCGGCGGTTTGCGTGTCTGTTAGTGAAATTGTGATTTGACCTGATGTTCTTGGCGAAACAAAAGTAGATGTGAATGTCGTTGCTGTCGTTGATTGGTAAGTCTTACGAATCATTGCGAGAGCAGTATAACCTGTCAAATCAAGTGCAGAACCAGCGGAATCGTTGATTGTCACCGTAGTGGTGAAATCAGCATCTTGGTCTAAAAATAAATTAGAAATTGTTGCCATCGAACACAGTCTCCTTCTTCTTCTATTTATAAGGATTGTGTGTTAGATGTTTTTAGTTTTTAGAACTATTCTTCTGGTACTGGTTGAGCAGCAACCCATGCAGAAACAACTGCATCAGTGTGAACTGCGGCCGCAATTGCTTGCACTTCTGTACTCTGACCAGAAACATCATCACCTGGCTCAACCATATGTCTATGAAATGAACGAGAAATCTCTTGTCCATCTTCTTCAATAATTGTGGCAGTTCTCACTTGAATAATTTTGTGAACGCCGACAATTTCAATTTTATCTTCTTCTGTTCTTTTAGTAATTGCCATGTTATGTTATTCCTTATGCATCAGTTCTATATACTCCGCTGAAGGTACAATTAAAAGACCCCCCTGCATCAGTTCCAGTAAAATTATTCGTACCATTGCCAACTCTGTATTTTCCTTGAACATTGTTTACATTATTAGTTCCCAGTTGCATAAACACACTTGTGTTATTGCTTGATGAAACAGTAAAGGCACCATGTAAAGTATCGTATATTCCAGAACCTCCAGTTGTTGCATTAGAATTAAAAGGGAGTCCAGTAATAACAAGTGGATTACCATTTGTTGACCCACCGCTTAATACTACTTTAAAAAGAATATAAACAAGATTTCCTATTTTTGTGTAATATCCAGTATTAGTAGAATATGTTGGACTTAAAATGCCCCATCCATTTAAAACTTCTGGAGTCCATGTGCCTTCTTCATAATCGTCAAGAGCGTTAGCAGCAGCGGTGTCTCCGTTGAACTTTAGGCCATCGCTGTCTATGCGAGCAAGCGTTGTTGCAGACCCGTTTCTAAAAATGTGTGTGTCTGAGTCCGTATAAATACTGCGAGTACCATAACTCCAAAGACTATAAGTCTGTTCGTTTGCTAAACTTGTTAATTTTGTGGTGTTATCGTTTTCATAAAATTCAATGTCTGATCTATCGTCTGCTGATCTTCCAGAAATGCGTAAGGAAAGCGCATTGCTATCTGCTGCAATTTGTAAAGGCGCACTCGGCGAACTCGTGTTAATGCCGACACGATTGTTTGCAGAGTCTACATGAAGTGTATTTGTGTCTACTGTTAAATCACCAGTAATCGCAATATTCGTATCTAGTTTTGCAGAAGTGACTGCACCATTTGCCAAGTCGGCAGTATCAACTGTACCGTCAAGGATGCTTGATCCTGTAACAGAATCCGCTTCTATTCCCGAACTTTTAATCTTTGAA